CGTACGTTTCCAACTTCAGTACGATTCGTATTTGGATGAGTTGCAGGTCGAAGACAAATTAATCGTATTTCATACATGTAGAGTAATGGGTTATTTTTCGATCGTAACAAACGGAATCCAGTAGGATCAGTATGTACAACCCAACTTTCTTCATCCGTGAAATTATGAAATACTAATTCATCCTCAATTGATTGCCCAACGGTATTAGATTTATAGTAACTCCGTATCAAATCCCGCAATTCCTTAAATTTCTGGAACCCCATTCCATTACGAAATCCGGTATTACCGCGAATACTGATTACGGGTAGTCCGCCCCCAAAATCATCCACCCATGCGCCACCTAAAGTCTGCGTTACAAGTGAACGTGAGGGTTCCTCTTGTGTATACTCTTCAGGGTTAACTGCGAAAGGATACGTTCGTCCTTTATATTCAAACTCCATTCTTTTTAGCCTATTTTTCCCATCACTTTGAGACACTGTATCACCCCCCATATACTGAATGTAATGATTTTGTACTGCTATACATAATACATATGCAATACGTTTGTAATACCCTCTACCCCCTATAAATAAAGGTTTATACTAATTAGGTATTACAAATGTAGTTATCACGTAATGTATTACATATTTAGTTGCTTAGGTCGATCCATACTAGACCTTGCCTCGGATTCTTTGGTTCTGAAGTACTGACAATAATATGATTCTCTTCTACAAAATCCGATAAACTATCAGATAAAATTTTTCCTTCATTTGATGATTCCATATGTAAGTTCTCATCTAATGCGATATAACTTCCTGAGTCGTGTTCAAGTAAAATTTCGCCAGTATTGGATAAGATGATATTGGTTTCTTTGCCATTGATGGTACGGTTAATTTTTATTGATCCGTCTGTAGTATGAGTAATTTCTGAATAGTTTTCACTTTCACCATGATACGGGGAATCAACTTGTCTCCTAGATCGAATGGTTCCATCTTCTTCTAGTTCGATATACGATAATTGATTATCTCGATTATCACGTGTAAATCGTAATTTCCCTTCAGGGCTAATGTATGCTTTTGTCCATGTAGTTTCAGCGTCATCAAATGAAGTCCGATGGACATATAACAAAGAAGCAGGTTGTTTTGCATTTTCATCCGCAGATTCAAAGGATTCCGATAACTCACTACGGTCTAATACGAGATGGTTATCATCGCCGTAAAGTGAAGACTCATATTTTGTCTCATTAAACATTGCAAAAAACGATTTATTTGCGTGTACAAATTCAATATTCGATTCCCCGTCTATTTTGCTATAGGCTTGCGATGGATAAACCGTTAATTTCTTCAATGCTTCTTGTCGATTAAATCCTTCAATTTGTTCATATAAAGGATAAAAAGATGGTTGTATGTTTTCTGAATTATCTAATCTTGGAAATTGTCCTAATATAATTGGACGATTTTTTAAATTATCCAGAAACGCTAGTAATACATAGGACCCTACAGCAGTTGGTTGTATACTTCCCCATGCTTTTTTCGATTTCTCATCATATCCTGCAAATGCCTGAACAATCAAAGCAGAAAAACGACCTTCGTTTTCTTCGGACGATACAAATAAATCCTTTGAATTTAATACTTGAACATCTGCTGTATTAGATTTATGGTGTACTTTTAATACTTTTGCAACAGTTAAATATCCTGTCATATCTTTACCTGTCGAATCATCATGATAACTAATTCGTCCTAACATGCTTTGTAATCGCATATTACGTCATCCTTTAGCTAGTTTTTGTAAGAAAGCATAAGGATCAGTTGATTTCCCATTAATCCAAAGTTCAAGGTGTAAATGGGGTCCTGTAGATCGCCCCGTACTACCGACATATCCTATGGTATGTTGTCCTGCCGTTACTCGTGTTCCTTCTCTAAGTGGGCTTCGTTCCCGCATATGGAAATACTTTGTTTGATACCCCCCAGTATGATTTATAACGATATAATGTCCTGCTCCACCCGCTTGATACGCTACTTTAGATACAACTCCATCCATCAAGGCATATAATCGCGTACCTGTCGGGGCTGCTAAGTCCACTCCTCGATGGATACGGTTGCCTCGTCTTTGTCCATAGGGGGCAGTTTTACGAAATGGAGAACTTAGGTAGTATTTTGCAACTCCTGTTGCACCTGGTCCAAAATCAGGAGGTAAGGTTCCTGCAACAATTCCTCCTAAGCCGAATTGTCCAAGCCATGCTTGTTGTAATTGTGCAATTTCTGCTGGAGTAGGGTCACCTACTCCCCCACCTTGATACTCTTTATAAGCTCCCCAAGGTACTTGGAAACGCGCTGCACCGTTATCTTCTAGCCCTCTTGTTACGCCTAAACGGGTGATCCAACTTCCGTATACATTAAATTCATGCTGCACCGATTCGATAAAAAATTCTAGGTTCCGCCCATCTTCTTTGGATTTAAATAAAAGACGATCGCCCAATTTAAAACGATGATCGCCGTGTACAATAATTTCTCCATTATAAAATCGTGGATTTAGAATATTCCAGTTAAATAAATCTTGATAATATCGTCTAGCTACTTCTGTCGGGGGTTCCCCGTTACTACTTCCTGCTCCGATATAGTTCGAAAACCGATGCAAACGACGGATTCCGTATTTTTTTAAGTATGGCTCATAAACTAATGGTCGAAGTCCTAGATTATTCTGATCACCAAACGAACCGAAATGATTTGCTACACCTACCGAGTATAATGTATAGGTTTCTAGATCATGTCGTCCAATATTTTTCGATATTACCTGTTCATCCGTTATTTCATGTCGCGGCAAGGCATTCCATTTATCCGGGTTAAATGGGGTTTCTCGCACTATTAATGTCGGTTCTCCATTTTTTACTTCCCAAAACATTTGATTAAACGGTTCATCAATCACTTCTTTAAAAAAATTGTGCATATTCCCTTGGTAGTTGATGAACGACATTTCCCCAAGGAGTTGCTCTCCTTCTCGACTAGAAAGATCAAGTTTTATTAAATCCGTTAATTTCGTACCATTATGAAACGTATAATCAGCGTATTTTACAACAAATTGATCGTACAATTGGCGTACAATACTTGCTGAACTTTGTGCAGCAAAATTAATTTTTCCTCGTAACCATCCTAAATGGTTCCCGATTTCGCCACCATCTTGTACGACGCCGATTTCAAAATTTAATAAAACCTTGGCAAATGTCCGCCCAGTTATAACAACACCTCTTTTTATCTCATCATTAGCAATGGCAGTTTGTGGGCGAACATCATCTAAAAGCCCGTACATTACAATGGATTTTTTATCATCATCCATTGGATTTTGTTTCATTCGAATAACAATCAAATCATTAGCAGCCAAAATTTTATCCCAACGACGACGTGCAATAAGGTAAATTGAAAATTTCCCTGCATCTGTTAGTAGATCATTTTCAGTTGTAACTTGTAAAATTTCGCGATTAATAGAGGTATCTTGATCAGAAGGTTGAGCACGAACGACAATCTCTCCACTTTCAGTAAAAAAAGATACCGATACTTCGGGTTTAGCACGAAAACCTTGGATAATCATGCTAAATTACCTCCAAACCCGCGAGAAAAACCATAGGAAAGATTAATAGCATTTGTTGTAAATGCATCAGCGATTGCTTGCGCTACGGTTGCATTATTTTCCTGCGTTAATCCTTGAATTGATCCACTAACTTTAACATTAACTGTTGCAGCTGGGGCAGTAGTCATTATTTTTGCAATTTTTTCATCCCAAAGAGGATCAGTTGCATATTCATGTACGCCTCGGTTATGCCGCATCTTGTACAGGGTATCTTGTCCTCGGTCAACATAATTTTTAGCAATCCACTTCGCACCTTCAATAATTCCAGCTACCACGCTATCGTACCCATAAGCACTCTTATACGGTGAAGCATCAAATGCGCCGATTCCATACATATTTCCTTTTTCTCTAGCTATTTTAGAGGTTCCCCATGCAGTTTCATGTGCTGCATGTGCGACTAAGTAACGTACATCCAATCCAGACTCTTGTGCCGCGCGCAAGAAGGCTGCACCTTTACCTAACATTACGGAACCTTTTGGAGCATACCGAGCAATCCAATCATCAATTTGTTTTGCGGTTAGATTCGCGGTTGATTTTAACTTCATATGTTTAAATTGATCCACAGTTCCTCCACCTGCTAAATACTCGTTACCACCTGTTCCCCACGCAGCAGGCATAGCAGCAGCAAAGGAATAACGGAATCCCTCAACAACATTGGAAAAAATGCCTTGAATCAAGCTACCGAATTTATCAAGTATTCCCGGTAGGAATGCATCGCTTCGTTCCATTCGTGTAATATTTTTTTCCTCTTTACCTAAGAGGGCTAATTCTTGCTTAACAATACTTAATCGTCGATCCAAAAGAGATCTCTCTGTTTCCTGCCTCTTTATTTCTTCTTTTTTTGATTGCTCCCTTTTTGAACGTAAAATAGGTTCCATTGATGTACTTGCTACCAACGTTTCTTCACGTTTAGCAATTGAATCAGGAGGTTGAAAAATACCCTCTAGCATTTCTAGAGGAGCTAATAGTGGGGGAATCCATGAACCTCGAAAGAAATTAGATATTCCTCCACTTATACGACTACCAAAACGCCCAATTTGATTCCATGCCTTGCTTCCAATGTTTACAGCGCTTTTTGTCGCTTTTCGGATTCCTGCACCAAGTCCTCCTAAAATGGATCCGCCACTCATTCCCCCTCCACCGCCGAAGAAACGACTAAACACAGCTTTTCCAAGCATACCTATCCCCATTGAACCGCCAATAGCAGTGGTTCCCGTTAAAAGTCCTTGCACAGAAGTGGGTAGACTTGTAAACCAATCGGCAACTGTGTAGAAAATACGATCCCCAATTTGTCCTAACCATTTTTGAGTTTCTTCCCAACGCTGCGCTACTCGGTCCCGAATTGCTTGGGAAGATTGTGTATATTCGTTCCGTTTTCTACTTAAATCGGTGCGCCCTTTCCTCATCATTTGATTAATTTGTTGTTGGGTAAAACGACCACTCATAATGTCTTTTTGAACATCTTGACGTAGTAGAAAATCAACTAATTCAGGGTTATTTATTCCATAACGTTGCAGCATCTCATCAAGTGCAATCCATTTTGCATCATAATTGCCGCCATAAATTCGGTCGAGATTTTCCATGAATGTTTTCAAGTTTTGTGGATCAGTGATACCTTTTGCCATTTGATGTCTTAGTTGTCTCCGCCCTGCAAGACCTTGGTATCGGCTACCATAGCCCATTAGAATCATCATTTCTTCGTCTTGGCTACTGCGTAACATGGCATCAAGTCCAGCAGAGAGTTCAACACTTTTACCAAATGTAATGCCTCTTTGTGTGAATGCCGCTTGAAGACCTACAATGTTTTGTAGTTCTCTCTGTGAGATAGATAGCTGTGTTTGATAAGAGCTTTTAGCGAGCGATTGAATAGAATCAATGAGTTCCCGTTCTCTTCCTCTCATACTTGTTTTATCAATAGCACCAGCTAGTAATTCGGCAAATTTCCGTTGTTCACCATCACGTACCGCACCGATACGCGCCATAAAACCGCCCGATTGAGCTAATACTTCGGGTTCAATTCCTGTTCCCCTAGCTGCTCGTTGGATTTCCTGCACATCTCGCCACATTCGCGAAACATCACGGACGCCTGCTTGCGATACAAATTGTTCAGCAAGAAGCATGGTATCCCTAGCTGTGTAGTAGTTAAATGCGCCTACTCTTGCGGCATCCTCTCTGGCTTTTTGGAAGTCCCCACGATATGTACCAATTCGAGTAGCGAACCGTGACATAAACTGTTCTTCTTCACGTATTAAGTCCATGCCTTGTCGCATTTGGCTATATAACATCCCAGCACTAACCAGTCCGCCAATATAACCTATAGCGGAATACCCAAAACTTCCAAAACCACCAGATTGAGAAGAAACAGGAATATTAGGAGGTGTATTACCTGTACCGAAACCTTGAAATTGCTGCATAAATCTCCGCATATCTGTTAAAGTAGCAGTTAATGTTTTTGAAAACTTATCAAATTCGCGATTCATAGTTTGAAATTTTTGTATATCTTGGTTCGATATTAAAAAGTTCGGTGTATTTGATTTTGGTTGCATCTTTCCTTCGATTTTTTCAACTTTGCTTTCTAAGTCTCGCATTGCTTTTTGTACTTGTGTGGTATCTGCTTTTAGTCGAATACCTACTTCTTTCATAATATTCACCTCCTATTATTCAACTTCTTCCCATTCTTC